GCTGGTTGTTATAATAAACTATTTTCTGAACTAGGGAAACCATTTATGATAGTTGCAATCACAAAAAATCCTGAATACTATAGTACATTTTTTGGTAAATTAAAAAAGATAAAACTAGATAATGATATGTTCCTTATAATTAGTAATTGGAGGAGACTACCAACAATTAAGCTAACACATATTAGAGATGGTTTTTATTCTGTATTGTCTAGTACTATGAATAGTGCTATGAATCTTGTATATGAAGAATCCTATCTAACTCCAAAAAAGTATAATCATATATTTTCTCTTAGATCAATAATTGCTCTATCTACAAATCAAAGAGTGGCAGAAATATTAATGGATAACAGATATGCATATATGTCTTCGTTTTCTATGTATACTAATATAAATAAATTGTTAAAAGAAAAAATTTGAACCACCATATAGAACATCGTTGGAATGTTGGTTAATAATAAGGATATTAACAAGATTACAACTAATATTTAAGTCTACACATGATGGTAGTATATTACTTACACAACCAGAATTTAAAAGTGGTATAAGAATAGAAGAGTCAACAGGTGGAAATATGAAAATTCCCTCTTTATGGGGTGATTATTTTCTAACAGAAGTTAATGAAGTGGTTGATGAGGCATTCATTTATGTACATACAATGAAAGAACCATCTAACATTTTTCATGAAAATGTAAGTGCTTTAAAAACAATTATAGATTTTCAGGAACAATTTAATAATTTACCTGAAAACATAAAATGTGGTACAATATGTAGTATTGAAGAAATAGATAATTATTTAAAGTATAATACAAAAATTGGTTGTTGTGGTGCACTTATTTACAATTCTATAAGAAAAAATATATTAAGAGAAAAACCAAATTTTAAAAAGATAGTCCATAGCATAAATGATGAATCTGTTGCAGAACTTGTCAGCACAAAAGCTGTTATATATGATATTGATAGACAATTAATTTCTGAGGAAAAAGAAAAAAACAAAAAGAAAGATAGAAAAACAACTAGCAAAAATAAGAAAATATGTTGATGATAAAGTCACAGATCAAGAAATACTTAATATCAAGGAATACTATATAAAATCAAAATCAACATACTATAATGAGAGAAAACCTAGACAAAAAGTATTTGAAACACTACTAACATGTTTAGAAAGTGATGAAAATATAAAATCAACTGTTGATATTGCAAATCAATTTATTAAAGATGATGATGGTAAAGTTATTGCAGATATATGCATAAAGGCACAATATGGTGCAAAAAGGGAGTTTTATGTTATAAATATTGGTGCTAAAGCAATTGCAAGATGCACAGAAAATTTTTTTAAAAAAATGAGTGAAAATTCACCTAATGAAGCAATATCTGTGCCTGGTGATGAAAAAATAATTAAAATGCAAAAAATGTTGGATAGAATTTACAATAATGTACCAAGTGATGATAATTACAAAATATGTTATGTAAATGGTGATTGTACAAAATGGTCCGCTGCTGAAACTATGGCATCTTTTATTTCCATGTGTATTGGTTTAGAGGAGTTTATACCTGTAAATATGTATAAATTATTGTTGGCAACATTCAATTCATGGAGTGATAAGTATATACAAATACCAATAGACATAATCAATAAAGTAATGATACCAAAAGAACAAAAAAATCAAGTAAACAAAACACTAAATTTTTTATTGGATGCAGATATAAAAACATCTGGCCAAATACATAGTACACAAAACTTTTTACAAGGTATGTTTAATTATGCCTCCTCATATAAAGCTGTTTGTTGTATGAATTATACATGGTATATATGGACAAAAATATACCCAAACACAAAATTAATTTTAGAACATATGGAACATTCTGATGATTATGTTTTAGTTTTGTTGTATACTGACAGAGAAGAAATTGAAAGATTTAGAGTATTACAAAAGATAATGATGAGATTACATGGGTATAATGATAGTGATAGGAAAACAAATTGTCAATTTATTTTTATGGAGTTTGTTTTCCCAAATTTCTTTTAATGGTGTTATGTTATATCCTCAAATAAAAAAAGCAAAAGAAATAAACACAAATTTACCATGTCTTGGTTATAAAATTGATATGGATGCTGCTTTATCTAGAGTTGGTGAATGTATGAGAGTAGGATGTAATCAGTCTTTTTTATATTTTTTTCAAAAATTACATATACATTGTTTAGCAAACGCCTATTCATTATTACCTGGTATGACAAATTGTATTAGTGATGATTATAATGATCTTTTCAATACACCTCTGGAGTTATTTGGATTACCTGATCCATTACCTTTGTTTAGTTTGTTATGTAGAGGTAATATAAATAATTATAGGTTATATCATTATGGAGATATGAAAACAAAAACATTAATATATTATTTGTATAAAAAAGGAATTAAAGTTAGTGATAAGGAGAAATTTATGCATGAAGACAATGATTATAGTTATTCTTTATACTCACCAAAATTTCTTTATGATATTGGGAATAAAAATATAAAAAAAATAAGACATAAATTACAGATTAAAAATGAAGATGTAAATAAATTTTGGGAGGAAAATATAAGTTATAGATTGGTTAAACCAAGAAAT